CCGTAACGGGGAGCCCGACAAACGCTGTATTGCCTTCTGCGCCGACGATGCCGCCATGTACCGCAAGGTCAGGCCGGAAGTGGTTGCGGTCATAAACGGCGTCCCTCAGCGGCAACCATGGCAGGGCGATCGTACCAATAACCAAAAGCCGATACGCCTCGTAAAGCTTGCCGATTCCGATTACTCCAGTATGATCGCAGAGGAGTTTACCGGCCACGAGGCTGCCTACTGCATCCGTATCCCCCGTACGGATGTGGAAGCGAACGGTTACGGCTATTCGGAGATGGAACGCTGCGTAAACGCGATTACCATCTGGATCCTCTGCCGCCGCTATAACTCCTCGCGCTTTTCCTTAGACAGCCTCCCCCGGGGCATCCTCTCGATCATGTCCACCATGAACGAAACGATGTTCGCCAAGTTCCGAAACGAATGGCTGCAACTCCTGCAGGGGGAGGGAAAGCGCTGGTCGAACGTCATTCTGAAGGGCTCCCCGCAGGCCGGCGCCGGTGTGCAGTGGTTACCTATCGATCAGAGCTCCCGCGATATGGAGTATCACCAATTCTCGTTCACGGTCGGCATGTGGATCCACGCGGCGTTCGGCATTCATCCGGAGGAAACGGGATTCGATGCGACGTCCCCTTTCCGGCCCCCGCTCTCCGAGGCGTCTCCCGAAACGAAGCTGGAATACTCGCAGGACACCTGTTTCGGTCCCCTTATGCATTGGCTTGCCGAGGTCGTTAACCGCGAAATTCTGTGGGTACTGGATCCGACCAAACGCTATACGTTCGAATGGGTTGGCCTCGGCCAGGGCAGTATCGCCGATGACATCGCACTGATGGGGCAACGCCTGCAAATGGGACTGGCAACGCCCGAGATGCTTTGGCACGAACTGGATCAGCCGATACCGGAACACCTGAAGAAGGACCCGGCCATGAAATTGCCGGGCGTCTACGCGGCTAACAAGCAGTTGCTGATGCAGGAAGACCAGGTCGATCAGGCGCGAAGCGCGCAAGAGCAGCAAATGGCCCAACAGCAGGACGCGCACGAGCAGCAGCAGGCCATGGGCAAGCTTCAGCAGTTCCACGCTGTGAACCATGCCGGGGAGGGCGGCGAAGAGGACGAAGGCCCCGAAGATCGGACGGCGCCCGGCGGCGGAATGCCCGGCGCGCCCGGGGCGGCTCCCGGCGGTCCCCCTGGCGGCGGCGGAATGCCCGGGGCTCCGGGCGCCGCGCTGCAAAAGGCGCTCGCAGATGTCCTCTACCCATGGGGCGAACCTGAGAAACACGCGACTGACCGTAGTCGCCGAAAATTGCGCGGTACACTCGTAATCACCGGGCCCATTCCGGCCACAAGGAAGCGGATATGAATCAGAACGTAAAAAAGACACTGTTTCCGTATGCGGTCCGGTCCGCCGCAGACCCGCTCTCGGACCAGGAGTCGCTGGGTGGCCGTGGCGTCACGGTTATGGTCAATATCTCCGCGATCGGCGGAACCGGCATTAGCTTCGTGATTGAGGAGAAGGACCCCGCATCGGGGCTCTATGCGGCCGTACTGACCTCGGCTGTCTATACGACCACGGGGCTGCGGCGGCTTGTGGTGGCACCTGGAATTACGGCTGTGGCGAATTTGGCCGTGGCAGACGCTATCACGGGTCTGTTTCGGGTGCGGCCGGTCCACTCGGATACAAGCGCCATTACCTACTCGGTTGGAACCATCGCGCATGTACGCTAGAAAGCTGAGGGCCGGATGCAGGAGAAGCCGGTCAGCTACTGTCTCCTAAAGGAGACAGCTTGTCCCTAATTGGAAGCGAGTGCGTCCAACCGGAACAATAGGCCAGCCGACAGAGTGGCCCGTGCTTTCAAGTTGAGGCTGGCATTGAAGTCAGCGTTGGCTTGAAAGCCACAGCATTGACAACAGAAACTCTCTTGCGACTTCCGGTTGGCTCTTTCGCAGTGCCCGCATTTCGAGCATGTCTGAGAGGAGTAACGCGGATCGACTTCAATCACCGTGACGCCTGCGCGTTTTGCCTTGTAGCCGATGAAGAGTTTGAGTTGGTTAAATGCCCAAGCGTTCAGTTCGGTTCTAAAGGCCCGGTTAAAACCGTTGCCTCTGCCGCGAATCCCCGTAAGGTTTTCGAGGCCGAGTGCCTTCTGCCGGTCTAATGCCAGTTGAACCAGTTCTTTGGAAATGCGGTGATTCTCGTTCTTGACGAAGCGGGACTCTCGCCGTCGCGCCTTTTGCAGATGCTTACGAGCCGAGCGGGTCTTCTTGGGTTGAAGGAGGCGGCGCAGTCGGCGATACCTACGCCGTACCCGCTTCACCGGCTCTCCAGTGTGGACATTGCCTTCGGAGTCGGTCGCTACGTTGACGATGCCTAAGTCCACTCCAATGACGCCGCAGGGTGTAAAGGCTTCGGCCTCCGGCACACGAACCGCGACGGAGAGGTAGAACGCTCCGTCTCTTAGGAGAAGATCAGCCTGCCCGCGCTTGCCGAACAGCAGTTCTTTGTGTTCGGCGGCGCAAAGAAACGGAATGTGAAGACGGCCCTGAACCGTGTTGATGCTGACGACCTGCGGTTCGACTTTCCAGGTGAGCAGGTCTTTGTCCAGTTCGATCCCGCCGAGCGGTGAAAAGGTGCGCAGCGTCTTGGTATCCCGTTTGTAGGCGTGTGCGACTTTGGCAATCGCCCGAACGACGTGATTAGCGTTCAGCCCGGTTTCCGCTTTGGTGTTGTGGTAGACGAGGGCATGAAGATCGAACTGCCGGAATGTCTGAGCATCGAAAGCCACCAGGCTGATACGGTCGCATGCCGAGTTACACGCCCGCAAAGTCTCTGCGAGTGCGGTGTGTTGTTCGGGCGTCGGCCTAAGTTTTACGACCGTGGTGAGTTGCATTACTGGCGTGTTTTCTGCTCTTCGATGTATTTCTTGATCACGTCTGCGGCCACATGTCCTGCGCTTCCGACATAGTAGCTGCGACTCCACAAGCAGGGCATGCTGGTTCGCAAATGCTCGAATTCCTGCCTGAGTAGACGGGAGGTGTAGCCCTTGAACTGATTGGCGTAGTGTTGCGGCGCATCGGTGGGCGGCACAGAAACAAACAGGTGAACGTGGTCTGGCATAACTTCCAGACCTTCAATCTCAGCGTTAAGGGCCTGCGCCTTGATCCTAAGAAGTTCGCTCAGGCGTTCCGCGACCTCACCGACCAAGACAGGCTTGCGGTATTTCGGGCACCAAACGAGGTGCAGGTGCAGATTGAAGACGCTTCCCGAATTCTGTCTGTATCGTGTTTCGGACATGCATCTATTGTACACCAAGGTTAGGCTGTTGTCAACAGATTAACAGCAGAAAGGACGTACCAGGGGTTCTTTGTTGCAAAGCCCGATGCTGAAACATCGGTTTCGCAAGAGGAAATCCATTCCCCATGTCGCCTAAAGGCGACAGTCCCCTGGATTTGAAGCCGATGGAACATAAAGCGCAGGGGCGAAAAGAGGTCGCGGAAGCCTGCATTACGGCGGCACTGACCGCTTTGGCCGTCGAACTGATCAGATGGGGCGTAGAAGAGGCGAAGTCCTACAAGAAACGCCACGAAGAAGCCAAGGTCGCCAAGGAAGAGGAGGCCGAGGACAATTGAAATTGCTGGTCCCCGCACTGCCAGCAAGAGCCGTCATCAACCGCCGTGCGCCCCGCGGCGGCTTGGTTGCGCCTGAACGCTTCTACCGTGGGGGGCAATTCCTCCCGACGGTCGTGTGGGAGCAACAGAAGCGGGAGGCGAAGGCTTCCATGCCCGGGATATTGGAGCGCTTCGGCGACAACATGCAGTTTCTCCGGGCAGTGTACGAGCAGAACGCGGCGCTCGCCGCGGAAGGGCTCACGAAGGTCAAACTGCTGCCGCTTACGACCGTAGAAGCCCGCATGAAGGCTACGGTTCGGTCCGCATACGAGGAGGCGTTTCTCGCCGGTAAGCGCTCTACCGGCAATCTGACCGCTGTCACAGACGCCGAACGCAAGGTTGTTCGCGCGCTCTGTCGGGATGAGTACAAATATCTGCGGGGATTCCTCTCCGACATGCGCGGGGGGCAGGGGCGAATGCCCTACGAGCAACGCATGGAGTATTACCAAATGGCGGCACGCGAGCTCTACAACCTGGGCTTCGTCTTAGGCGATCTTCGGCCTGGGCGCGCGCTCCGGTGGATTTTCGGGGATACCCAACATTGCCGCGACTGCAAGCGCTTTGCGGACCACGGCTGGTACACCATCTCCGACTTCATCCGCGAGGTCCTGACGCCCGGCTACCTGCCGCAATCGGGCAAACTCGCGTGTCTGGGCAGGCATTGCAAGTGCTCGTTAGAGGAGAGGTTGGGGAATCCCGTCTGAATCCCCTCGTGTTCCCTTCCGGTCCCCTGCCTCCTATAGCAATCAGGAGGCTCCCATGCTTGCACGTCGTCTCATTGGTTCCATACTTCTTGTCGGCTCGTTGTCGAAGGCGCTGAAGCGTCCCTCTGGCATGAGTTCCCTGTTCGATCTCCCCGATGTTCACGTCCATATACACCCGCCTGCCGCTCCCTCCCTACCGCACGCGTCCCGCACGCCCCGTGCCGTCAAGCGAGCGCAGGCACCGCAGGCATCTGCGTCCGGGTCACTCTTCGACGAGGAACTGCATCCGCGTGCGGAAATGGAACACATCAACCCCGAAACCGGCAAAACCATCAAACCAGGCCAATTCGCGCCGAAGCCTAACTCGGAGCAGTCGCGTACTCTCCCGGATGCGGGTTTTCGCGGTATAGCGCAACGAATGATCAATGCCGATGATAACTTCGTTGAGACGGTGCAAGGGATTATCGAATGTTCGCGTGAGGATGCCTTCAAGGTCCTGGAATATTATCGCAAGCACAACTTAGTCAAGCACGACTTTGTCAGTGGTCGCTATAGCGTCAAGCACGGCGCGCTCATGGGTAAGGATGCGCTTGAGCGCGCAAGGGTTCTGTCCACGTCTCCTGCGAAGGACACGCATCCGAAAGACAGGGCGCGGGAACGGCCGGAAGACGGCAGTCCGGAGCCGCAAGCAAAGACCGAACGGCCGTTCACTCACAACGCGAAAGAGAGTGACATCCCATTTGATCGTGTGGTAGATGCGCACCGATGGAACGCTATGGACCCCGAAGGCCGCGCGCGCATGTACATCCGTGAATACATGGGCGTCATGGACGGCGATTGGGCGACGTTGGCGAAACTGGCAAACACTCCCGAAAAGCGGGCCACGCTTGTATCCGAGTTTGAGCGCTATCGCCAGGGATACCTCGACAAGTTTCTCGCCATGATGGATGCCAGGTCGCGCACGGCGAGCGTGATGGTTACGGGTGGCTCTAACTTTCCCACGCGCTCCAATGAGAAGCGGCTGGATACCGAACAGAAGCGAACGCAGGAGTTTCTTGACCATCGTGAGCATGCGATGAAGTCCATGCGGCGGGACTTGACGCCGGAAGTGCAACCCATCAAGACGGCGGATGCGCAGGCTATCCCGAAAATCGAAAGCAAACTCGAAAAGCTGGAGAAGCTCCAGGCACTTATGACGGTGGCAAACCAAGTCATCCGAAAGCACAAAGGACAGCCATCGGCAATCCCCGATCTCGTGGCGCTTGGGATCAGCGAGAAGAATGCGGAGGGACTGCTCCAGAAAGACTTTGCGGGCCGCATCGGGTTCGCGGACTACCAGCTCAAGAACAATGGCGCCTCGATCCGCCGGTTGCGCGCGCGTGAGGAAGACATTAGCGTTATCGAGAACCCAGATCGAGGAGCCTGATTATGTATCAGCATGGCATTGTGGACAACGGGCGATATAAGGATTTCGGCAAGCCTACGCAATGGATACTGAGCCACGGCGAACCCGCATTCGTGCGGCGCGAATGGGAAAAGGCCATATCCAAGGCACTCTCTGGAACAATCCTGATATTCGGCGATTTGGAGAAGGCGGCGCGTAGGTTCACCGGAATGGCATCTCTCTTCGGAGAGGAGGAAATCCCGCGTGTCAAAGTACCCCGCAAGCCTAGCGGACACCTACGCATCCCGACCGGACCCGGCGTTCCGAAACTCCCGCACGCGCACCCCATTCCAAACTTCCATTCGCCCTCGATGGAGTTCGAAGCGGAACATCCGCGCGCTGAGACGAACCGGGTCAACCCGGAAACGGGGAAGGAGATTAGGCCAGGGCAGTTCGCGCCAAAGCCGAAAACCGAGGATGTGACCGACCGTATGCGTGCCGTTATCGAGCAGGAGAAGCCCGCAGCGGTCCCGGTCGAGGAGAAGCCTGCAGAAGAGCCCGCGCCGATGGTGGGATCTATCGACTTGCGCACCCTCGTTAGGTGGAGCGAAAAAAATCGCGTCCAGACGAAACAGGGACCGCGCGATTTGCAGGTCGGCGCTCCCTCCGAGCGGTTCTGGGACCTATGGAGGAAGCACAAGGACGCCTTGAAAGCGGCGGGAATCGGTTGCGGCAAGAACCTGCGGGGCGAATGGGAGGTCAACTGGTGGCATCCCGTCGCCGTGGAACCGGAGAAAACCGCGCAGGAGAAAGCGGAGGCGCGCGCACAGTCGCGGGCCGAAAGCGCCGATATAGACATCCCGCACCCGCCTGGGTTGGATTACCTGCCCTATCAGAAGGCCGGAATTCAGTACGGCATGAACCACAATAACGTGCTTATTGCCGATGAGATGGGGCTTGGGAAGGCGCAACCGCTTGATGCAAAGCTGCTTACTGTAAATGGGTGGAAACTCATGGGCGATATTGCGATCGGGGATCGCGTGTTTGGCTCAGACGGTCTTCCGCACGCTGTGACTGGTGTCTTCCCACAGGGAATCAAGGAGATTTTCCGCGTAGTCTTTTCCGATGGTTCTTATACCGAATGCTGCGACGAGCATCTGTGGTCTGTCCGGTCTGCCAATGATAAGTTCCTGGGAAAACAATGGCGCGTGTTTCCGCTGGCGGACATACGCACACACCTAAAGGACGCATCAGGAAACACGCGCCACTACATTCCGATGGCGGCTCCCATTGCGTTTCCTGAACGTGATCTATGCGTGGACCCCTATGTGTTGGGAGCATTACTGGGCGACGGTAGTCTTCACGCACAAAACATCATCTTCACCAATGCGGATCAGGACATAATCGACGAGGTGAATCGACTTCTGCCGGTTGTCCGATTGCAACTTAAGCCGATGAAGGGGTACGACTACCGACTAAACGGCAATGAGAACCCCGTGCGGAGATGTCTTGATACGGCTGGACTGCGCGTACTGGCTCACGAGAAGTTCGTCCCGGACGACTACAAGTTCGCTTCCATCAAACAGCGCGAATCCCTGCTTCAGGGACTCATGGACACGGACGGCTCTGTGCATTCGGAGGGCTCAGTCGTTGAATTTTGCTCTACATCGGAGAGGTTGGCTGACGATGTTCAGTTTCTGGTTGAGTCGCTAGGAGGCAGAGCGGCAAAGTCCAGTCGGGTAACTTCATATCGCCACAAAGGGGAAAGGCGACAGGGGCGTCGTTCGTATCGGCTCAATATCAGTTTTGGTCCTGGCATTCAGCCCTTCCGGTGCAAGAGAAAGCGCGACGCGTTTCTGCCGAGAACGAAATATCTCCCGACACGAGGAATTATGTCCGTGGAGTCGGTCGGAATGAAGCAGGCGCAATGCATCATGATCGACTCGCCGGACCACCTTTACCTCACGGACCATTGCATCGCTACGCATAACACTATACAGGCGATCGGAATAGCCAATGCGGACCCCGACATGAAGAAGATCCTTATTATCGCCCCCGCGTCGCTCAAAATCAACTGGCAACGCGAATGGGAGAAATGGGATACAAAAGGCCTGACTGTCGGCATCGCAGGGAAGGACTGGCCCCACGGAACGGATGTCGTCGTGGTCAATTACGACATCCTGAAAAAATACAAAAGCCAAATCGACGCGCAGGATTGGGATATGCTCATCTCGGACGAGGCGCACTATCTTAAAAGCCCGGACGCTCAGAGGACCCATGCGGTTCTGGGCGGTCGCACAAAGGCGAACGTGGTGACGGCGCCGATCAAGGCCAAACGGCGGATATTCCTGACGGGTACGCCAATTGTCAACCGGCCCGCAGAATTGTGGACGCTCGCACACTCGCTGGACCGCGAAGGGCTGGGCGCCTCTTGGACCGGATTCCATACCCGGTACGCCAACGCGAAGAAGGGGCGTTATGGATGGGACATCAGCGGCGCTTCCAATCTTGGAGAGCTGCAGGACAAGCTCCGAGAGACGTTTATGGTCCGTCGCATGAAGGCCGACGTTCTCAAGGACCTCCCGCCGAAAATGCGGCAGGTCGTCGATCTCCCCATAGACGACGCAAAAACGCAAAAACTGGTAGACGCGGAGCGCGCGCAATTCGAGCGACATCAGGAGACGGTGGCGAAACTGCGGGCCGAACGCGACGCGGCCATTGCAGGCGGGGATGAGGAATCCTATCGGAGCGCCGTGGGGCGCCTGAAGCAGGCGAATGACATTGCGTTTAGCGAGATGTCGAAGGTGCGACATGAAGTGGCACTCTCCAAGGCGCCGAGCGTTATCGCCTATGCGAAGGGGATTCTGGAGAGCAAGGACAAGATCCTGATATTCGCCCATCATACCGATGTCATCGACGAGATTATGGGCGCTATGGGGCCACAGGCGGTTAAGCTCACCGGCAGTTGCTCCCAAAAGGACCGGCAAGCGGCCGTGGATCGGTTCATGACGGACCCGAACTGCCATGTGTTTGTCGGCAATATCAAGGCGGCAGGGGTGGGTATTACGCTCACCAAAGCGGATACGGTCCTATTTGCGGAGCTCGATTGGAGCCCGGGCAACGTGACGCAGGCGGAAGATCGCGCACACCGGATCGGCCAGACGGACACCGTCAACGTCCATCACCTGGTCTATAACGGCTCGCTAGACAGCAAAATGGCTAAAATGCTTGTTGCGAAGCAGAAGGTAATGGACGCGGCGTTGGACACGCAGCACACGCGCGATTGGGAGGAGCCGGATATTGAGGCGGTCATGTTCCCGGGCGGCGCGCAGTCCGAAGCTATCGCGCCGAACCCAACGCGTATCGCCGTGCCCGCTGCCGTGGCGAATCCGAAGTCGGTTAAAAAGGCCGTTCGCGGGTCGGTATGGATCTACGAGCGTGTAGCACGGAAGGAGAGGCGCAATGCGCTATGAGTTCGCATCAACACAGGTCGATCTGCCCGGCGCGATTGCGGGACAGGTTAAGCTCTGGGCGAAAAACTGGATCCCCGACGATTTGCTGGCTGCAGATGGCCGGGAGGAGGATCCTCATATTACGGTCAAGTACGGCCTCCATTCGGACAATGTCGGGCCGGTGGAGGAGGCATTGCGGGGAATGGGGCCGATTGTGGCAACGCTCGGCGCCGTGAAGGCATTCACGACGAACCCGGATTTCGACGTACTATACCTCGAAGTCCAGAGCCCAGGACTGCGTGAGGCGAATGCCCGTATCAAGCAGGGGTGCGTTTGCACCGATACGCACCCGGTCTACCGTCCGCATGCCACTCTGGCTTACGTCCGTAAGGGGGCGGGCGCGCCTCTGCTGGGTGCGGAGCCCTTTGCAGGGGAGCCGATCTCCTTCCGGCGAATAGTCCTCATGTGTCGCGACGGAGAACGGCGAGGCGTGACGCTGGCCCCGATAACGGCACGACAGGGACGCTATCACTCGGATGCGGATATTCGTCGGATGGGTTCCGGACTGCAGAAGGCCGCGCGGCTCGCGCCCGGGGAGGTGTGCCCGCACTGCGGGGCGGCACATGAACAGGAAGGCGACGGGGAGAGCGCCGGTTGCAATCGCTGCAACCGGCGCAGGGGAACGAAACCGGTCCCGGATCGGTTTCTAATGCGCGCGGATTGACCGCCGGGCACTCCTTCGGGATCGTTGCTGTTTGTCAAGGGACTTGGCGGCTGTTTTGGAAAATAGCTGCAACGTTCCTGTCTGTGTGGTATAGTGTTGCAGGAGGAACGAATCGTATGCAAAACGGAGAGAAAAACCCGGCGGCGCAAGCCCTGGGCAGGATCAAAACAGCGAGGAAAACCGAGGCGTCCAGGGCCAGTGTGGCCGCTGCCCGCGAGTCGCGTTGGACGCCGGAGCGCCGGGCCGACCAAGGGGAGAGGGCGAAGCTCATCCAGGCCAGACGCCGGGCTGCTCGCGAGCGGGGGAGCGATCCTGGCGACACCCCCTGATCAACGCAAGAAACCGCCCGGCTCCGCAATGGAGCCGGGCGGACGCTTACCCTCGTGATTCTCTCGCGATGCTTGGCTTTCGCTCAAGCAGTGTGGTTCTCTCTCAATGCATGGCTTTCGCTCATACAAAATGGTTCTCTCAACGACTTTGGCTAACGCTACACTCGTGGCTTCCTGCGTTTAAAATCGCTCGTGATCAATGGTTCTCTCTTGATCGTTGGCTGACGCTCTTATGCCTCCTTTCCCTTCGCTTTCTCCTTCGCATCCTGTAGACCCGGCACTACGTGCAGGTTCGGCACCTCGATATAGTGAGAATGCTTCAAATCCCTGAAAATGTACGGCGCTGGCGGCAGATACTGATACTCCACCCAGTACATGACCTCGTGGAGATGGCTCAGGAACAGTT